ATTTCTTCCCCTACTGAAATAACACGCCATAAAGTTTGTTGTAAGTTTTCAGCAGAATTACCGCCTGAAGATTCTAAAATCCAAGGAGCATTAACATTTGGAAGCGTATCCGTTCCACCTACTTGAAAATTACCAGAGATATTAATTTGAGCGTAAGAAGTTGGGTATCTAATCCAATCAACAGTATTGGAATCAACAGACCCATCAGGCATTAAAACGTGTAAGGTTCTTGTAAATGGGCATGTATAAGTAACATTCCCCGAGTTCGTACCAGACGAGCCATAATTAACAGCGAAAGTAGTATCTGTAGGCGCTGGATTCGATAAGATTGTAAAAGTATTATCAACCGCACTCCCTGACGTAAAATCAAGAGTTATTCTTGAGCCCGCTTCATAGTAATGATGATTAGAAGATGTAACAGTGATCGTTGTACCTGACTGGGCATAAGTTCCTGATCCTGTTCTTCTTCCATAAGGTAAGTTTGCTGATGTTTCATCAATAGTTAGCGTGCTTGCTGTTGTTGATCTAACCCTTCCACCTCTTCTTTGACCTGCAATTGTTTTATCAGAAACGCCTATTACTGCCCCAGGTCTAACAACTACACCTGCATCAATTGAGGTTTTAAATGTAACTGTTTGAGTTAAATTATTTTCACTAAATCGAATCCAACGGGCTAGTCTTGATGCTTGACCTGACGAGGTACACCCAAAAGCTTGAACCTCTTTCTTATTAATTCCATATTTACTAATCCAAGAATCTGAAGAAATATCTGAATCGATAGGGTCTTGAACATAATCAATCTTTTTCTTTTCGTTTGAAAAATATTTAACAATAACTAAAGTGGCTCTACTTTTTATGTCTGAACCTTCATAAGTAAAGCCGCCTGCTAATACATTGGAATTATTAAAGATATAACTAACATCAGTAGGTTTATCAATGCTAAGTGTTAAGCCTCCCGCGCTCCAATAAGGCATTGCCCTCATTGTGGAGCAAATAGAATTAATTAAATCAAAGGCAGGAACAGCCGCATTAATTAACCCATTAAATGCAAACCTTGGTTCATTTCCTTGTCTAACGATTGAACAAGTTCCCCCAATACTTTGAAAAGTTACGGTCCCAGATGTATTTACATTCTCTCTTGCATTGACGGTAAAACTATTTGCATTAGGAACGGTTAAAACTATAAATGTTCCATTTCTTGCATTACCACTTGTAAAGTTAAGTTTTATTCGACAATTAACGGAATATCCATGACCTGTTTTTGTTACTGTAATAGTTCCACCTGATTGAGAGTAGGTTGCGCCAGTAATAACACTTGGTGTAGTCGCTACCTGTAAACAATAGAATGATTGTCTTGATCCTCTAGTTGCTATTCTATAACTTTGATTTGCTGGTAATGAACTAACCTGACCTGTTGAAAAAGTAATATTTACAAAGTCATTTGATTGCAATTTATGTCTTAAATTACCACCGATAATTATAACTTTAACTGATTTTTGTCCTGCAATTTGATACCAAACAGCGGCGGGTGTTGTACCTGCATCACGACGATTAGAAACTAATTCATTAGCATAAGTACTTGCACTATAAAAAGAATATTTGTCTAAATTTGCGGCATTTCCATTGAAACTTGCTTTCTCGGCAGCCGTTAAGATTTCATCTCCACTCCCGTATCTTTGGGATGTTAAAAGGTCATATAAGATCCAACTAGGGCATGTGGTATAAGCAGTAATAAACGTCCCATCCCATGAGCCTGAATAGCTTAATCTGCCTGCTAATTGACCACTTGCAACAGGATTACTATTCGAAGGGACTCTACATTTTACCCCTCTTAACATGTAAGAACGTCTTGGGATTCCTTGAAATTCTTCGCTTGATGCTCTTAGACCAACTAAAGCAGTATTGTTATATGTAAGGGCTTGATCTATTATCCTTGTATAAGAGAACCAGCTAAAAGCATTAATATTTTTTGATCCTCCATCTTCATTAAATCTCGTTACTCTGATTTGAAATTGAGATGAATAATTTTCTAAATTAAAACGATACGTTTTCTGATATAAATCACCTGTTCTACCTTGCACATGATTATTAACAACATAAGTGTCATCACCGTCAATCGTAGGGAAAGAAGCACCATCATAAGCAACTTGTATTACGACCCTAAATTCTGAGCCTTTAATATCTCCATCATCTTCATAGATTTGTAATTGAGGAATGCTTATAGTTACTGCTACTTCATCAATACCTGTTGTTGTATCTGTTTTAGTTATTGGATTCCCGTAAGTAACAAGATCACCTACTCCAATTTCTGTTCTTACATCAGCAAAACCACGAATTACTGATTGAGTTCCTAAGCCTTGTCGTATGCCTAATGAAATATTTTGATAATTATAGTCTTCCTCGTCTGGGTTAATTGGGTCAGCAGTTGATTGAACAATAGGAGTATCATCAAAATAAATATCTTGTAAAGCGGCTTTATTATAGTTTTCCGTTCCTGGGGCATAGTTGTTATCCCTAGGCGTTGGGAAACCTTCAATCACACCCTCTGAAAGAACATCTAATATTTGAACTTTGGCTAAACTATCAAGTGAATCAGGCTCAGTTTCGGGAGTTCCCCCGCCGCCTTTTCCACCACCGCCGCCGCCGCCTTGACCTGAAATTAAAAAATCAGATTCCTTCATTAGGTTTCTACCTCTTCAACATGAATACCTGCACTAATAACAGTTGAACCGATTAAGCGTTGACCATAGAGGATAGGAACCACAGAACCCGCCCTACTTATATTGACAGGAGAAGAAAAAGCAAAAGAGTCTTGAGTGTCTTCTGTTGGTTTAGGAGGAACAGGTGTCAACATTTGAGATATACCGCCCAAGGCCAAACTTGCACCAATACTAAAGGCGGCCTTTGCTCCCCAACCAGCAGCAGCGAAACCTCCTCCACCAGCACCGAAACTTATTGCCTTAGTACCAAAAGCACCAAAAGCACCCATGGAAAGCCCTATTAACGCAGCTCCCGCCAAAATGCTCCCTAACCCTCTACCGCCTTCACCTCCTACAACTGGAACAATCTTGATGGCTGAATTAGTAGGGTGAAAATATTCTTTTGGTTCAAGTTCTACATCATCAACGATAACCTTGTAATATCTCGGCCCCATGTGAGCCTCTAATTTAGGAAAGTTAGCCATTAGACAACGAACAGCCTCGGCTGCATCAGCAACAGCAGCATCGAAGACTGTAAAACCTAGAAAGTCGGCTAATTCTCCATAGACCTTAATTGAGGTTAGTTGTGTTGCTGACATGTCTAACCCTCTTGCCTGTGCATTTTCTTAACCACTCTCCATAGTCTTCTATACATGAAAGTCTACCTTGAATGTGATGCAAAATCAGATTTTTCTCAGGAGAAGTAATCACGCCTACATGGTTTAAACCATTACCGCAAACATTCATCAAAATCACATCACCTTTTTCTAAACTTTCTTCAGGTTTTAGCTCTCTAAAATCTAAATCTTTAAAATAATGTTCAAAAAATGGATTGTTTTGAAAATATTCAGGATCTTCTGGACGCTCTCTTGTTTTTAATACAATTCCAAACTCTGCATTGTAATACTCTCTAACCAACTCCCAACAATCGGCAATCTTCCAAATCCAAGGTCTACCGACCAAACTTTTTTTATAATTCTCAGGCGTGAAATTATTCCATGTTTCTTTTTGGGGGTTGCAGATAAACCACTTTAATCCTGTTCTCGCTGCTGCTATTCGATCCGCTGCACTTGGTATAGGTTCTGTTTTTGGGTGTGAATGAACAACGGCTTCAATAGAATCATGTCCATATTTATCCTCAATTCTGGCCCAATCAGCAGGGTCTAAAATAAATTGATCTTCTTGATCTTTTGCTATATTTTTACATTTTTCATATCGTAATTTACCTTTAATATTTACAAGCAGTCCACATCCTTCATTCGGGTAAACTTTTTTAAAATGTTCTAATGCTTGTTGCTTCCACATTAATAAAAGTCACCAACACCAGGAAATTCAGAAGGTAAGATTTGTCTTTTAGGTAAAGCAGTATTAACCATGTCAATGGCAGAAGCTAATTTCCTCTC